TCGTCCCTGACTCGGGTGCTGGCACCGTGACGTTTATTGACGGCGGTGCAAGTGGTGCCACCAAGATTGTGGTGAATACCAAGGCAAGTTCAACTTCTGCGGATTACATCCTGATGCCGGGTGAAGGACTGCTTTTCCAGTCCAACATCTACATCGTTCCGTCAGCCGTTATCTCCACAATGGTGATTTATGGCTAAAACTCCGGCTTGGCAACGTGCCGAAGGCAAGAATCCTAAAGGGGGTTTGAATGCCAAAGGCCGTGCTTCTTATAACCGGGCTAATCCCGGTAAGCCGGGGTTGAAGGCTCCGCAGCCTGAAGGCGGTCCCCGTAAGAAATCATTCTGTGCCCGAATGTCGGGGATGAAGCGAAAGCTTACGAGCGCTAAGACCGCCAATGACCCCAACTCCCGTATCAATAAATCCTTACGTGCATGGAAGTGCTAACACATGGACATGCTTGTTTGGAATCTCGCGCTTAGCGGGGTCGTAGCCGTGATCGGGTACGTTATGAAAGAAAAGTCAGACGAGTTGAAACGGCTGAATATTCTTCTCAACAAAACCCGTGAAGAAGTGGCACGAGATCATGTCACGCGCATGGAAGTCCGCGCTGACGCACAAGTGCTTCTGGATAGGCTGGATCGCCTAGAGCAGAAGATTGACAGGCTTGTGGAGCAGCACCGTGCCTAGTAAATCCGGCAAACAGCATAGATTGATGGCAGCGGTCGCTCATAACAAAGCGTTCGCTAAGAAAGTCGGCGTCCCGCAATCCGTGGGGCGTGAATACGTCAAGGCCGACAAAGGCCGCAAATTTAGGAGTAAATCCAAGTGAAAGAGTCCAAGGCAATGATGAAGAAGGAAGTCGCCTTTATGAAAAAGAAAGGTGCTCCGAAGTCCATGATCAAACATGAAATGAAAGAAGCCGGTGTGAAGAAGATGCGGATGGGCGGCATGGCCTATTCCAAGGGCGGCTCGGCTTCCAGTCGCGCTGACGGTGTTGCTACAAAGGGCAAAACCAAAGGCAAAATGGTCAAGATGATGGGCGGTGGGTACTGTGGCTAAATTTCCTGACCTGACCGGTGATGGTGAAATTACCCAAGCTGATGTACTGAAAGCCCGTGGCGTGTTTCGTCATGGCGGTAGGGTCAAGAAGATGGCTATGGGCGGTAGATCAGATACGGGGACTGCCAAGAGAAATTTTAAGTCTCCTCCGCTGAGTCCCGACGTTGAAGCTGACCTTAAAGCTCTTGAAACTCTTAGGCAGCCTAACTACACCCCCAGTAGCGGTCCAAGGCGGCGGTATCCTGCCGGTAAGGTAAAGCGTTACCCAGATGAACGTGAGGATTTTGGTATTCCTGAAAGCGTTCTTAAAAACTTGGGGAAAACCCGAAAAATGGCAAAGGGCGGTATGGCTACCTCTGCTTCGCGTCGTGCTGATGGCATTGCCAAGAAAGGTAAGACTAAAGGAAGGTTCGTGTAATGGCTAAGCAAATGACGGATGAAGAACGCTACGGCAAAGTCGGCGCGGAAATCCGTCGCCTTGACCCGGAAGCGTACAAAAAGCGCCCGAAGTCGATGGAAGGCAACCTGAAGTTGCTGAAAGAGCTTCGTGAAAAAAGTAAGGCGACTCCGGCACGACAATTGACGGCTGACGAGTTTATGGAAGCGCCGGGATCACGCGGAGTGCGTTTTTCTGAAGCTGCTAAGCCGTTTACTAAGGGTCCGCAAGGCCCACGCCGTTATGCGGGACAGCGTCAGGCAGGTCAAGCTGAACGAGCTTCTGCTGCGATGGAGCGTAATCGTTCGATGCTCCCGGGCGACCGTTCGACGGGTTTCCGTAGCCAAGCTGAAGAGACGGGCATGACTGCGGATGAACGTGCAGCGAAGGCTCGGGACTATGCCAAGAACATTGCTATGACCGCAGGTGTCGGCAGAGTCGGTGCTGTAGCAGGCGCACCCTATGCGCGTACCGTAGAGGGGTTCCGCAGGACGGGGGATAAGGCAGCGGAAATGCGTGGAAAGATTTTGGCACGTAAAGACGTTCCCTCGTTCTCTGAGCGTTATCGGGCTCGTGAAGCTGCGGAGAAAGCGCGGGAAACTTCACCTCGTCGGCTTCGTGAACGGGCTGAGCAGATGTTGGACGAGAAGCTCGCTGCTGATATGGCAGGCGGGTTCCGCAAGGGCGGTCGCGTGAAAAAGTATGCAGGCGGTGGCTCGGTCTCCTCTCGTGCGGATGGCATTGCCAAGAAAGGTCGGACGAGGTGCCGGATCATATGATGCCTTCACGCGGCATGGGTATCGTGGCCCCTAGCAAAATCCCCCGTGCTAAACGCCGTGGGGATAACAAACCCGTTGAGGGCACTGGGAAACCGATCCGTCATGCCGAAGGCGGCAAGGTGAAGAGCAAGGTCAACGAGGCCGGTAACTACACCAAGCCCGGTATGCGGAAGAGCCTGTTTGAGTCCATCAAGTCTCGGGCTGTGCAGGGCACCGCCGCAGGGCAGTGGAGCGCAAGAAAAGCTCAGTTGCTGGCTAAACAGTACAAAGCCAAGGGCGGAGGCTATCGCGGATGAAAGCCCCCCAGCAGTCGCTCAAGGCTTGGACTCAGCAGAAATGGAGGACGAAGAGTGGTAAACGATCTTCTGACACGGGTGAAAGGTATCTACCAGAAGCTGCGATCAAAAGTCTCAGCCCTCAAGAATACGCTCGTACAACGGCTGCAAAACGTCGTGGCAAAGCCCAAGGCAAGCAGTTCGTCCCCCAGCCCAAAGGCATCAAAGAAAAAGTAAGGCCGCATCGTAAGAGAGGGATGTGATGACCGAACCGACCGACATTGAGATGTTCAAGGCGCAGGTTCAGGCTGAGTTGAATCGGCTTGAGGCGCAGTCGTCTGCTAAAGATGTCGCTGGTAAAGCCATCGGTAAGGATGGTCTAAAGTACATAACGGCAATTGTCGTCATCGGTGTCGTATCTAGCCTGTTTCTTGATAACGATAAAATTGCTGCCGTTATGGGGCTGCTTGGCGCATCTCTGACCGCTTTGATCTCTATGCTTAACGGAATCGCAGGCACGGTGGAGAAAGAAGAGAAGCCTGAGTTTGAGGTTATCAAGGAACTCATTACCAAACTCGACAAGCTGGATCGTAAAGAGCAGCCGATGCGGGTTGATGTCGAGGGCGACCACGTAACCGTCACTAAGGGCGATGATGTCGTCACGGCGAGGAAGTAATGACCTACAAAACCACAGCAACGACGGACTTCAACCTTGATCTCAACACGATCATCGAAGAGGCTTTTGAGCGTTGTGGTGCGGAGTTGCGGACGGGTTACGACTTTCGTACCGCCAAGCGCAGTCTTGGTCTATTGCTCATGGACTGGGCGAACCGAGGTATTAACCTGTGGACGCTGGAGACCGGTACCCAAACTTTGACTTACAACCAAGGTACATATGACCTGCCGGTAGATACGGTGGATCTTCTGGATCACGTGATTCGGACTGGCTCTGGCACGAACCAGCAGGACATCAACATCACGCGCATTTCGTCCAGTACCTACCTCTCCATCCCGAACAAGAACGCGACAGGGCGTCCGATTCAGATCTGGATTAATCGTCGTACGGGCGCAACGGGCGCGGACAACGTAATTGTCTACCCGCAGTACACGGTATGGCCGAAGCCGGATAACACGACGACTTGGACGTTGGTCTACACCAGACTTGTACGGATGTTTGACCCCGGTACCGGCGTGAACGGTCAGGACATCCCGTTTCGCTTTTTACCCTGCATGGTGGCGGGGCTGGCCTACTACTTGTCGCTAAAGATTCCGGGCGCTGACATGCGAATGCAAATGCTCAAAGCCGAGTATATGGAGGCTTGGGATTTGGCCGCTGGCGAGGACCGGGAGAAGGCAGCGGTGCGGTTTGTACCCCGTGAGAGCTTCTTGGGTGGCTACTAATGCCAAACAGGTTTGCAAGCGGCAAACACGCGATTGCGGAGTGCGACCGGTGTGGTTTCCGGTTCAAACTTCGTCAGTTAAAGTCTTTGGTGATCAAGACCAAGAACGTAAATATTTTGGTTTGTCCAGAGTGTTGGGAACCCGATCAGCCGCAGTTGTCGCTGGGTCTGTACCCGGTTGATGACCCGCAGGCGCTTCGTAACCCACGACCTGACCTGAGTTATTATGAGATTGGTAACGACGGGGCAGGCGGTAGTAGAGTGATTCAGTGGGGCTGGAACCCGGTAGGCGGGGCCAGAGCCGACGATGTAGGATTAACTCCAAATGACCTTGCCCCGGCAGGGTTGGTTGGAACCGTAACGGTCGTGACGACTTAGGAGATTGAAATGAGTGTTAAAGACATGCTGAAAGCGCATATGAAGAAAGGGAAGGGCGCTCACCCTGATCCGGCTGTTAAAGGTATGCGTGCTGGTGGTAAGACCAACAGCGACATGAAGAAGTACGGTCGTGGCATGGCGAAGGTGATGAACCAGCGCAGCCCCGTTCGTAAGTCTTCTGGCCCGAGGTAAGTGCCATGAAAGACATGGGCAAGATCCAAAAGAACACCGAATCGACGGGTCGCAACGGCTACCCTGAGAAGGATGTGAACAAGGGCGTCACCCACATGAAGATGAAGGGTGCTGGTGCTGCGACCAAGGGTACAAAGTTTGTGTCGCAGATTAACCTTGATACAAATATGAAGTACCGGAGTGGCTGGTCGCCGTGAATTACAGTCAGCTTTCTACACTGATTCAGGATTACTGTGAGTCTACGGAGCAGTCCTTCGTAGCTAATATCCCGACTTTTGTGCAGGTAGCTGAAGAGCGGATCTACAATTCGGTTCAGATTCCGGCGATTCGCAAGAACGTGACGGGTACAACAACGATTAATTTCCAGTACCTTGCACTACCGTCTGATTGGCTTTCGACGTTTTCGCTGGCGGTGATTGACCCCACGACGGGTGAGTACGAGTATCTGCTTAATAAGGATGTGAACTACATCCGTCAGGCATATCCGCCACCGAACAGCACGGGCAAGCCTGCGTACTATGCAATCTGGGACGATAGCAGCATGATCTTGGGGCCGACTCCAAATGCTGTATATACGATGGAGTTGCATTACTACTATTACCCAGCATCTATCGTCGGTGCGGGTACATCATGGCTTGGCGATAATTTTGAGTCGGTACTACTCTACGGCTCCCTACGTGAGGCGTACACGTATTTGAAGGGCGAAGCCGACATGATGCAGAACTACGAAGCTAAATATCAGGAAGCGTTGGCTCAACTCAAACGCCTTGGTGACGGTCTGGATCGTCAAGATGCTTACCGTTCCGGTCAGGTTAGGATTCCGGTGTCGTAATGTTTGGCGCAAATACAGAAATTGGACAGGTATTTGTCCAAACCACAAATCACAGAGGCTACACGCCTGAAGAGATTGCAGAGCGTGCAGTCAACCGCGTCCTTCGCGTAAACACGCAAGAAGGGCTAAAACAGGTGTTAATAGAATACCTGCAAGAAGCGCAAGATTCGGCTTTGATGAATGCGCGGCGTACGTTGATTGAAAATGGTTTTGACGACGCTGCAAAGCGTTTAGGAGATTGAAATGGCTATTACTCAGGCAATGGCGACTTCGTTCAAGGTTGAGATCCTTGACGGAATCCATAACTTCGGTACCGGCGTCATCCGTGCTTCCACGGCTGCGGATGTATTCAAAGTTGCCCTTTACACTTCTTCGGCTACGTTAAGTGCGGCTACCACTGCGTATACCACTACGGATGAAGTGTCTAATTCGGGCACGAACTACGCGGCAGGGGGGAAGACTCTCACGATCTCGCAGGTTCCGACCTCGACCAGCACGACTGCTTGGTTGGACTTTGCAGATGTCACGTGGGACTCAGCCACGATTACGGCGAACGGCGCTCTGATCTATAACGAGACTCAGGGCAACAAGGCTGTTGCGGTTCTGGCATTTGGCGGGGATAAGACCTCGACGGCTGGTAACTTCACCATCCAGTTCCCGGCTGCGGCTTCCACGACCGCTATTCTTCGTATTGCCTGATAGGACACTTACGTGTCTGTAGGCTGGGGGCTAGGCGGTTGGGGCGAATCCGGTTGGGGTTCGGTCAACGACGTTGTTGTAGCCTTTGAAGGCTGGAATGCTTCTGGCGTAGGCTGGGGCGATCAAGGCTGGGGAGAGGGCTACTCAAACCTTACTGCAACAGGTGCGGTAGGGGATGTTGTTGTCAAAGCAGAACAGAACGCCGTAATTGCTATTACCGGTCTTGAAGCCACCGGGCAAGTTGGCGATGTTTCCGTCATCCAGTCTGTCATTATTCTTGCCAACGGTGTTGTAGCTACTGGCGAAGTAGGCACGGTATTCGTTGTCACGGATCAGGTTCTGGCTGTTACCGGGGTTGAGGCTACCGGTGAAGTTGGCACCGCCAAGGCGATTACAGACCAAGTTATTGTTGTCAGTGGCCTCGCAGCCACGGGCGAACTAGGCACTGTATTTGTTGTTACCGATCAAGTTCTGGCTGTTACTGGGCTTGAAGCCACAGGGCAGACTGGTACGGTTTTTGTCGCCACCGATCAGATTCTTTCTGTAACCGGAGTTGAGGCTACCGGGGCGGTTGGCACGGTTAATGTTCTACTTGAGATTGTTGTTTTCGTCACCGGAGTCGAGGCTTCTGGTGCAGTAGGAACCGTCACTACATCTTCTGGCGCAAATGTTATAGTCAGCGGGGTATCCGCGACCGGGGAAGTAGGAACGGTCAATATATGGAGCGTTATTAACACCAATCAAAACGCCAACTGGACTGGGATTAATGATTCGCAGTCGGCTAATTGGTCTGAAATTACTACTACCCAGAGCGCGAACTGGACGCAAATCGCGGCGTGAGGTAATTCAAGATGTCTAGCACATATTCAACCAATCTGGCCCTTGAGCTTATCGGCACAGGCGATCAGGCCGGTACGTGGGGTAATACCACGAATACTAACCTTGGAACCCTGATTGAACAGGCCATTTCAGGTTACGTCGCGCAAGCGGTAGCTACGGGCACCGATACCACAATTACGAT